GGAAGATGCCTGCACTCGTAAGGTGCGACCATCCTTGCCCCTCCGATGACCACCCGCTGATAGCGTTGGTGATGGTAGAAGGCAAAGGTCGTGTCAACGGGTGCAAGTTGCAGGTCGTGGAAGTAAGGTTGGTTCTTGTAGCGCAGTTCGGCCTGCTGGAAGAACAGGGCATCAGTAGGAACATCGTCCGTCCGAATGCCAAGGCCGATTTTGTCCTTGACCGAGAACTTGACCCCGTTAAACGGGTCGCCTTCCTCCTGCTCGTACATATAAGATTTTTCGGGTAGGTCGTACCAAAGTTCCCGCATACGCAGGAGCGTGTCATCGGGCAGGGCCGAAAGGTCAAGGTCGGGGTCCGTGACGATGTAGTCGGGATATCCCATGTCAAACAACTGTTGCGGGATTTGCGCCTGCCATGCTACAAGGTGGCCGAAGTTGCCACCCGTGCGGATGACTGCGACCTCGTTGGCTTCCAGTTTCAACTGCTCGTACCATTCCAGCGTGGGGCCGTAGGTAGAATCGTTGTCCACGATTAGGATGGGTCCAACCCCAGGCATCCGCATCAGTTTCTTGACCATCGCCTTCGGCCAAGTGTAGAGGTTGAAGTTGGTGATGATGACGGGGATTTTGGCCATGGCTAAAATGTGATGACGAACTTATCGGGACCTGGCCATCCCTTGCAGGAGTTATAGACGGTCATGCCTTCACGCTTCCCAATCCAATGCTCGGCCTGCCAGCGATGCTCCCGAACTGGTTCCCCAAGTTCCCGAATGTGGCTTGACTTGGCCCACCAAAAAGTCCCCGCAAAGTACGGGTAGCCGTCGGGGTTGTTGTGGTCAGCGATTTGGGGAAACTCCTCCTTGGTCAGCCAGTAGGCTCCAACGCAGTCCACATTGGCGAGTTCTGCGATGGCCCGCTCCCATGCGACGATGTTAAAAAACACCATGGACCTGCACCAAAGTTGGTTGATGAGGGATGGGTCTGAACTGCCCTTGGTGTGGGCGTACAGGTAGGCCGCATCTTCGGTTTGGGATGCCTTGTACATCTCGGTCAGCGTGGCTTGCTCCCATGCGTTTGTGCGGGTTACAACTATTTTAATCTTTGCCGCCACGAGCGAGTTGTCAAGTATCTCCTTGACCACCTTCCGCTGGTCGGGAGGGCCGACGATGCCGACACGGATTTCGTCAAGTTGCTCAATCAGCCCGTAATTGCACAGGGCCATCATGTGTTGGTGCATGATAAGTTGCCATTGCCCGCCGCCGCCGCAGTAGATGTGGTAGTAGTGGATGAGTTTCATAATATGGAAACAATTGCAAAAATCAAGACCAATAAGAGGAAGAATCTGCCAAAAATCAAAAGCAAATCAATGATGGATTCAAGGTTCATGTGGCAAAGTTACACCACCAAGTACTTCCCCGAGTTACTGACGGCCAATTTGTTGAGGGCCACATATCGCAGGGCATCGCAGGCGTGATTGTACGAATCAATGGGAACCCCCGTGTCCTTGCCATCCTTGTCGGTGGCCCAAGTGTACGAGCGGAGTTCTTTGATGAGGTTAACCGAATCCTTGGTCACATGAAGGTTGAACCGCTTCACGATGTCAATCCCCTGCCTGACTGAATCGGGTCCCTTGGATGCGGGCTTGATGTTGAAGCCGAGGCGGTATATTTCTTCAATGGACTTCGGTTCGGCTGAATCGGCCACAATTTCCCACGCCCTTGTGATGCCAAACTCTTTTAACCGCACCGCAATATCGGAGTTGGTCAGTCCACGGTGGTAGAGCAACTCATGAATAAACAAGTCGTCACCCCTGCGGTACACGGCGACCAAGGCGGTTGGGTCCGTGCTGAACCCCCAGTCAAGCCCGTAGGCGACGAATTTCATCGTGGATGGGTCAATCCCTTCAACCACCGTGTAATCCCCGTATATCGCCCCTTGGAGCGTCCCGACTTGACCCAACCCGTACACCTTCCACCAGTTGGCCCAATAGGCGGAGGTTTCGGCTTTGACCTTGGCCTTCTCAATCTCCCGAACGATGGAAGCATCAAGGGCTTCGTTGTCCTTGTAGGTTACCAGCAGGAACTCGGAATCCTTATCGTGCATGACTTCGGTATGCGCCCAAAACTCCTGCACGGGGTTGAAGTCAATGTAGATGGCCTGCCGTGTACGGATGGCGAGTTGGTGATATGCCTCCCATCCGATATTGTTGGCCTCGTTCACGAACAGAACATCACGCCTTGCCCCCCGCATCTTGTCGCTTTGGTCTGCGCTAAAAAACTCAATATAAGACCCGTGGGGGAACTCATATCGGAGCAGGGTGCGGTTGTATAGTTCCTCTTGGTAAAGTCCCGTAGAACGCAGCATTTTAAGAAAATCCTTCAAAGCACCACGCCGCAGGTGTGGGATGGACTCGGACACAACCGAAATCTCAAACGGGCCTTGCTTCTCATCCGCTGCAAAGGAATAGAGCAGGGACAAAATGGCAAATGTTTTCCCCGCCGATGAGCCGCCTTGTACTATTCGGACCCGCTTGCGGAATCCATTAATCTTGACTGCTGTCGTGGTCGGTGTCAACTTGCAACTTTACGCCCTGCCAAATCGGTTGTGGGGTTATTGATGCGGCCACCTCCTGCTTGGGCTGACCATAGACCCGTGAAAGCAGGGTTTCCAACGAGTAGAGCGTCCCCTTCTCCAGCGACTTCTTCATGGCTCCTGCTACGGTCTTTTCAAGGATGGTGGCCTTGGGGTCCTTGTAAACCTCGGCCAGTTCCTCCAGCGTCATGGACATCATGGCTTGGAGGGTGTCGTTGATTTCCGAGCGGGTGTACCCTTGCGATGCCAGCAGGCTGACAAACTTGCGAGGGCGACCGTTGGGGTTGCCGCTGGTTCCCTTGGGGAATTGATGCGCAATAATGTCCTCGGCAGCCATGTGCTGTTATTCTGCTGTTTTGTACGGCTCCCCGTTCCGCTTGACTTCAAGGCTTGGGTCGAGTTTAAGCATCCTGTCCACGATGACTTGGCAGTACTTCGGGTCAAGTTCCATGCCGTAGCACTTGCGGTTAAGCTGGTGGGCTGCTACCATTGTAGAACCGCTACCGAGGAAGCCATCCGACACGATCCATCCCTCCTTACTGCTATTTTGTATCAAAGGAGCAATAAGTAGGATCGGCTTCATTGTTGGATGTTCTATACTCTTATGCGGTTTGTCGGCACGCAATATGGTTGTGGATGTTTTTTCGCTTAGTATCTCGGTCAGCATCTTCTTCATCTGCTCTTTTGTCAACTTGGCGATGTTGACGTTGTCCTCGATTACCGTTGTCTTGGTTCGGTTATCAACGAAATAATGCGCAGCACCTTGCTTCCATCCGTATAGGCAGGTTTCGTGTTTTTTGTGATAATCCAAACGCCCTAAGACCAAACTACTTTTTACCCATATTAAACACTCGCTGAATTTATTATTAGCATCTTCAAAAGCCTTTGTGTAGTTCACTCTTTCATTATCCGTATGCCAAACATACCAAGCTCCACCTGCTTTTGTGTATGCACCAAGCGCCGTGTAAAAGTCATAAAGGAATTGATAAAACGAATCACCATCCATTTTGTCATTCATTATTTTCATCCCAGTACCGCCTTTGTAATCCACGTTATAAGGCGGGTCGGTCATTACCATATCCGCAAGGCATCCGTTCATCACCTTTCCCCAAGTATCGGTCTGCGTGCTATCCCCACAAAGCAAACGATGTGGACCAATCTCGAAGAGGTCGCCCAGCACGATGTCGGTCTGCAATTCGTCAGGCATCTCGTAGTCATCTTCCTCCGCTTCCAATTCTTTCGGGTCATCAAAGGCGGGAATGTCAAGCCCCCAATCATCTAACTGCTCGGCATCCCATTCGTTGGCCAGCATCTCCCAATCCCACTCCCCGAATCCCACATTGTCTTTGATAATGAACTGCCGCTGCTTGTCCTCGTCCCAATCTACAATCTCAACGGGGGCTTCCTTCCATCCTGCCTCCTTCATTGCTTTGAGCCGCATATTGCCCCCAAGGACAACCATGTCTTGATTCACGACCACGGGCCGAACCTTGGCCATTTCGGGAAGGTCTTTGAGGGATTGAACCAACTTGAAGAACTTGTCGTCCTTGATGGTTCGGGGGTTGTTCGGGTTGGCTTTGATTTTGCCGATGGGCAGGGTTTGCATCAGTATTCTATTTTGTCAATCAGTTCGTCAATCTTGTCCACTATTTTCATCTTGACGGCAAAAGCGTTGGGCGAGTTGGATTCCTCCACCGCTCCAATGCAGTCGCAAAGGGTCGTGATGACCATCATCAGCGAATCCATGCGGGCTTGGACTTGGGCTTCGGTGTCAGCCTTCGTTGAGTTCGCCAAGTTCTCGGAGTTTATTTCGTGACCACCCAAGGGCCGCTTTGCCTCCCCATAGGAGATAGGAGATGTAGCCGCAGTCGCTGGTAGAATCGGCGTTGTCGTAGTAGGTTTCAGCCCGTGAAAGGTAGGAGTGCATCCGTTTAACTGTTTCAAGGGAAAT